CAAAAGGCTGAATTAGTATTGACTGACCCCCCTTACGGAAATGGTTCAAGTGGAAAATATGGTAGAGGTCTATTAGGAGTTAGAACAATATTAAATGATGATACTTTTGAATGCGTTAATGACTTTTTTAATTTAAGAATATGTGATGCTTATGTTTTCTTTTTGCAATGGAGAACATTTAAAGAAGCTATACAAACTTTAGAAAATAATGAACTAGAACTAAAAACGATTGCAGTTTGGGATAAAAAAAATGCAGGTTTAAATGGAGCAGGTGGAATGGCAGAACAATGGGAAGCAATTATTGTAGCTGGTAATATTAAATATTCAAGATTTGGTGGAAATGTATTCAATGTAAGCAGAGAACAAAAGAAAAGAATTGATAGCCCACATCCACATCAAAAACCTATTGAATTACTTAGCGACTTATTGGAATACTTTCAAGATTATAAATTATTACTTGACCCTTTTAGTGGTTCTGGTTCAACAATGGTGGCTTCGCATCAACTTAAACGCAAATGCTATGGGATGGAATTAGACCCAAAATACTGCCAAGTTATTGTGGACCGAATGCGTAAACTTGACCCAACATTGATTATCAAGAAGAACGGAGTACCTTTGTAATAATTAGAAAAAGATTAGAGAATGGCAAACGAACAAAACTTAATACCAGCTAAAAAGGGGGAAGTAAGAAACCCTAAAGGTAGGGGTAAAGGAGTTCCAAATAGCAAGACAAGGCTTTTGCGTTTGTTGGAGTTGGTTACAAAAGTGCGTAACCCTGTTACAGGTGAAGATGAAGAATTTACAATAGCAGAGCAACTTGATATGCAGATTATAGCAAAGGCTAGAAAAGGCGACCTTAAAGCATACGAAATACTATTTGATAGACTAGAAGGAAAACCAAAACAAACAACCGACATAACCGCTGACATAAAAGGAAATGTGCAAATAAATATAGAACCTGATGCAGATTGTCAACCAATTAAGGATTAAGGCTACTCCAGTATTTTACGCAAACAAAAAGGCTTACGAACAAGGTTATCCTGTAATATGCAATGAAGGTGGCAGCCGTTCAAGTAAATCTTACTCAATAGTTCAGTTATTAATCACAATAGCCTTATCCAAACCAAAGACAAGGATTTCCCTAGTATCGCATTCGCTTCCGCACGTTAAACGTGGCATATACCGAGACTTCAAAGGTATAATGGAGCAATGGAATATTTGGGATGAAAACGACTTCAAATACACCGATTTTATTTACACGTTTAAAAATGGTTCTTACATTGAATTGTTTGGATTGGAAGACCCTGACAAAGCAAAAGGACCAGCAAGGGATATTCTATTCATTAACGAGGCTAACCTTATTAGCAAAGCATTATATGACCAGTTAATTATTAGAACAACTGGACAAGTTTTTCTTGATTGGAATCCTGCCGACTTCGTTTCTTGGGTTTACGACATAGCCGATGACCCATTAAACAAACGCATACATTCAACCTATCTTAACAACATATCAAACCTATCCGACACCCAAATAAAAAACATTGAGCAATACAAAGACCTACCTGATGACTTTATGTGGAAGGTTTATGGATTGGGCGAAAGGGGTGCAGCAAAAGAACTAATTTACACCCAATGGAAGCAATATAGCGAAACACCCAACGGAGACACATTCTATGGACTTGACTTCGGTTATGTACACCCAGCAGCACTCATAAAGGTTACGCATTACGAAGGGCAAAACTATTTTGAGGAAATTATTTATCAAAGCAGTCTTACATTATCCGACCTATCAAGATTGATAAAAGAAAAAGTGCCTGAACGTGCCACGATTTACGCAGATGCAGCCGAACCTAAATCCATTGAAGAATTGTACCGACAAGGGTTTAACATTAAACCAGCACAAAAAGATGTTTGGGCAGGGATAATGCAAATGAAATCGTTTCCTATAAACATTCATCACAGTAGTCAAAACCTAAAACGAGAAATACAATCCTACAAATGGAAGAAGGATAAAAACGATAACGTAATAGAAGAACCAGTCAAAGCAAATGATGATGCTTTGGATGCAGCACGTTACGCAATATTCACGCATTTATCCAAACCCAAATTTCAAGTAAGTGTATTTTAGCGTAAATTGTATAACTTTGTTTAAATTCTAATAATATGGCAATTTGGGATTTCTTTACAAAAAAGAAACTAAACACTCTTTTACCTAACTATCCACTTGGTTCACAAGTAGCAATACAAAACGGCATAGTAACTTGGCAAGGACAAGATGCCCAAGCATTCGTAAATGATGGTTACGTTAAAAATGATATCGTTTATTCAATTGTTAAACTAATAACCGACAAAGCAAAACTTGCTCCATTCCACGTTTACAAAGTAACGGATGAAGTTTCTGCCAAACGTTATAAGTCTTTGATGAAACAACCTGATAAGATTACCAATTGGCAAGAAGTAAACGAATTACACAAGAAAGCATTTGAAATATACACTGGAGATTCAAGATTGAACGACCTATTGAAATATCCAAATGGCGAAGATACTTGGGGAGATTTAGTAGAGCAGTGGTGCGGATTTAAGTTAATTACAGGTAATTCTTTTATTTACGCTAAACTTATTGAAGCAGGTGCAAACCAAAGTAAACCATTTGAACTTTACGCTTTGCCTAGTCAGTATATGGCTATCATTGCTAACGTAAACGAGTTCCCACCTGTTAGAGCAGGTTACCAATTGTACTTTGGCGAGATGTGGACATTTGACCCTAAAGAAATATTACACGATAAGTTTTACAATCCACAATGGAATGTTACAGGGAATCAACTTTATGGGCAATCGCCATTAAGAGCAGCAGCAAGAACATTGACAAGAAGTAACGAAGCTAAAACGGCTTCAGTTGCAGCATTCCAAAATGGTGGACCAGCAGGTGTGTTATTTATGAATGATGACCGCTTTGACCCTACAAGTGGAACACAACAAGCACAAGCACTTAAAACCGCAATCAGTCAAAAAGGTGGTTCATCAAACTTTAATTCTATTGCGGTGTCAGGTTATAAGGTAGATTGGAAAGCAATTGGTTTGTCTCCTGTTGAACTTAATATTATTGAATCAGAGAAGTGGGATATGAAAGCACTTTGTAACATTTACGGAGTACCTTCACAACTATTAAACGATGCCGACAATAAAACTTACAACAATCAATTAGAAGGCGAAAAAGCATTGACATTACGTTGTGCTATTCCTTTGCTTGATGCGTTGACCGAAAACTTAAATAGAAAACTACATAGCGATTGGGGTTACAAAGGTTCTAACCTTTATGTAGGTTATGATATGAAGGTTTATCAAGAACTAGAAGCAAATAAGAGCGAACAAGCAACTTGGTTGGATAAGGCTTGGTGGATTGCACCAGCACAAAAGATGGAAATAATGGGTATTAAAGTTCCTGATTATATTCCTAGCGAGGAAATGGAAAAATTGTACGTTCCTAGCGGACTTCAACCTGTTGACCAATTCCAACCATTAAACATTCCTGACAATTTAAAACCTTAATAATGACTTTTGTTGAATTTATATCACGTTTGCACGATTCAAAACAACAATCAATTGTTTGGCATCATCAAACTACATCATACGCAGAGCATAAGGCATTGAATAACTATTACGATGAAATCCTAGAGTTAATTGATGACTTAGTTGAAAGCGTAAGCGGTGTTTATGGCAGACCACAAGGTTATTCAGTTGCAACATTACAAAACTATTCAGGACACGAGCAATTGGTTAAATACTATAAAGGTTTATATGAGTTTGTTCAAAAGGAACGCAAAACTATTTATCAAGATAGTTGGATTCAAAACAAAATAGATGAAGTTGCTCAATTGATTGCTAAAACAAGTTACCTTTTAACCTTATCATAATGAAACACATAAACAAATTCCTTGAATTAGTACAAGAATTAAAGAAAACCACTGGATTGAACAAAGCTGGTGTTAGCCACGCAAATTCATTAGTGAGTGATGGCAAAGTGTCAAAGCCTTCATCTTGGAATCCACCAAGTGCAAGTGAAGAAAACGCATACATTGAGAAAAACGGAATGGCTGCTTATGGTAAGTGGTTTTTAGGTGTTGATAGCGGTGCTGACCCTGAAACAAAACAACATTGGCATTATATCTATACTTCCGATTTTGTAAACGTAGATAGAGCAGGATTGATAGCCATTAGACAAAGAGCAGGTCAACAAGGTCAAACGGATGTTTTCAACGCAGCAGGTAAATTAATAGAAAAAATTGATGCCTAATGATTTGGCAAGATTATAGAAAACTATATGCCAACGCATTAAAAACCTATTCGCCCAAGTTCAAAAAAGAACTGCAAAAACAGGTTGATACATATTGCCGTACCCAAAATTTAAACGCAATTAGCGATAAAGCCTTAAAAAAGACCATTCAGCGACTTCATATGGCTATGGGGGTAAAGATGGCACAAATAGTACAAAAGTCCGTTAAAAGGTCTGTAAAGGGCATTTACGAGGCATTAGAAACCAAATCTGCCGAAACCGACCTATTTGCTTACGTTATCCTTCAATATTTAGAAAGACAAGGTTTAAATCAATTGGCTGCCGACATAACCGACACTACAAAAGAGCAAATCCGTAGATTTCTTATTCAGGCTAGTGAAAAGAATTACACTATGCAAGAAACGATTGCACTTTTAAGGGTTAGCGGAATAACCGATTATCGTGCCGAACTTATCGCAAGAACTGAAACAGGAAGGGCAGCTAACATAGGTTCAATGGTTGGAACGGCATCCACAGGGTTAGTTACTATGAAGGAATGGATAAGTGCAAGGGATAACCGCACAAGAAGAATACCAAGAGACCAATTTGACCATTTACATATGGATGGAGTTAAGATTCCTTTTGACGACAAATTCAAACTACAAAACAAAAAAGGTGGATTTGATTTAATGCTACATCCGTGCGATTCAAGTGGAAGTGCTGCCGATGTATGTAATTGCCGTTGTACTTTAGGATATGAAGCACAAAGGGATTCAAAAGGGAAACTAATGACTTTACAAAATAACCCACCAAAAGGCGATGTTGGTTACATTTGGAACTTGTTAACAAATTACGCATTGATGGAAGTTACCACATTAGTTAGCGAAGCATTAACGGATTAAAAAAAAATTATAACTTTGTTAATATGAAAACATACACAAATAAAGATGTTGTTGTTGAAAAGCAAGACATTGGTTACGAAGTAATGGATGTTGATACCGAGCAACGCAGAGTAAAAGCCGTATGGGCAAGAACTGGAAACGTTGATTTAGACAACGATATTATCGTTCCTGAAGCATTTACTAAAACGTTAAAAGAGCGTGGTCCAGCAGGTAAAAACTTAATATGGTCTTTAGTTGACCATTGTGCTGAAATGGAAGCCGTTATCGGTAAGCCTGAACAACTTTACGTTGAAGGCGATATGCTTATTGCTATCACTCCAATTGTAATGACTGAAACAGGAGAAGATATTTTAAAAATGTATGATGCTGGTTTAATCAACCAACACTCAATTGGATTTACTACAATAAATTCAAACGTAAACAAAGAAGGTGTAAGAACCATTACAGAACTTAAACTTTATGAAGGAAGTGCGGTTTTATGGGCAGCAAACCCTGAAACACCAACTATTTCAGTTAAAAGTGAAGTAAAGAAAGAACAATTAGCAACAAGGCTAGAGAAACTTCTTAAAGCATTTAAAGGTGGTCGTTTCACAGACGAAACCTTTGCTTTAATGGAGATAGAAATAAAAAGGATTCAATCTGAATTATTAGAAATTGAAATCGTGAAAGAAATCACTGCGACCGCAGAAGCACCGCAGCCGACAAACGAAGAAGTGAAAAATGATGAAGAAGAAAAAGTCCTTAAAGCAATAGCACAATTTAATAACTTATTTAAAAAGTAAAAATGGAAAATTTAATTAATGAAATGGCAGAGAATGTAAAAGGAATCAAATCCGACATTTCTGCTCAAATTGATTCAGTAAAAGCTGAAATCAGTGTTGTAAAAGATGAAATGCAAAAGCAAATTGACGCACAATTAGTTGCTCAAAAGAAAGCTGCAAAGCGTGAAGTTAAGTTTATGGATGAAGTGATTATGGAAAAACTTGACGGCAAAATGGATGCAATGGAAAAAGAAATGAAGTCTGGCGGTAAATTCCGTTTAGATTTATCCGATGTTAAGACTATGACTTTGTCAGGTTCTTTAACAGGAGATGCTCAAGCTAGTTACGCACCTAACGCTGCTATCTTACCAAGCCAAGCGGTTAACTTCCGTGATTTAATTCCAACTGTACGTAGTGCAAGTGGTTTGTATGTTTTCTATAAGGAAACTGCAACAACTAATAACATCGCTGCTCAAACTGAAGGTTCTGATAAAGGACAAAACAGCTACGCATTAAGCGAAGTTAAAGTTGTAAACGATTACATCGCTGGTTTCTCTACTTTCTCAAAGCAAATGGCAAAATCTTTACCATTCTTAAGTACAACTTTACCAAGAATGTTAACTAGAGATTTCTACAAAGCAGAGAACAGTGCTTTCTATACAACAGTATCTACTGCTGCAACTGGTTCTACAACAACTTCTGAAACAATTGACTTAAAGCAATTAGTTGATTATATCGGAAACCAAAAGACTGCTAACTATGTTGCTTCTTTTGCAGTTGTAAGTCCTACTCAAATGGGTCGTTTATTAAAAGAAACAATCAGCAATGGTTACTATGCTGGTTCAGGTTCTGTTATCGTAAATCCTAATGGTGGAATCACTATTTGGGGTGTACCTGTAATCGCTGCTTCTTGGGTAGCTGATGACAAAGTATTAATCTTGGATAACAACTATTGTGAGCGTGTTGAAGTTGAAGGTTTAGCTATTGAGTTCTCTTATGAGAATGCAAGTAACTTCCAACAAAATATGGTTACTGCTCGTATTGAGTGCTACGAAGATGTTAACTTAATGCAAACTGCTTCAGCTATTTTTGCTGATTTAGGCAACGTTGCTTAATTGAATATTTAGTATAAAAAAAGAACCCTTACTTCGGTAGGGGTTTTTTTATTAAAATAAACGTAAATTTGTAAAAAAGGAATTATGTATAATTTCATTATAGACCACACATTAGTTGATTACGGAGTTATAACCGAACCTGTTACAGTTGCCGAAGCAAAACAATATTGCCGTGTTACTAATAGCGTTGAAGATGATTTATTCGCTGAATTAATCACTCAATCAAGACAAGCCGTAGAAAAGGCTTCAGGCTTAAGTATTACACCTAAAACGGCTACTGTTTGGTTCACTAATGCAGCAGCTAACTTTCAGTTGCCTTTTGGACCAGTGGTGTCATTTACAAGCCTAACCGATAATAACGGAAACGTAATTGAATCTGCTGATTATAAATTAATCGGTGGTCAATATCCGCAATTAAACTATCCAGCATTTAATGAAATGGTGGCGGTTTATAGAACAGGATTTGTAACAGTACCAAAAGAAATTAAAATTGCTATTTTAGACCAAATAAACTACGGCTACGAGAATAGAGGTATGGATGTCAACGATTTAGGTATTTGTGAAAAAACGTGGCGAGTATGTCAAAGATGGACAAGAACATCCCCAATTTTATAATATGAGAATAGGACTTCACAAGGATAATTATGTTGATGCTAATTCTATGACTAGATTAGTAAACGTTTATGCTCCAACAAGCGTAAGCGATGGGCAAGGTGGGTACACTACGACATATACGTTGCAAACAACTACTTGGGGGGATTTTAGACCACAACCACAAAATAGGTCGTTGCAAGAATCTCAATTAAGTTTTACAAGATTTGCAAAGTTGTTTATTCGTTGGGATATTACAATTACGGATATGTACAAATTGGAAGTGGAAGGCGATACCTATACGATTCACTCAATAAAAGATGTGGATAACGCTCATAGATTTTTTGAAATTGAAATGTATTACTAATGGCAGACCATATTAGTTTTAAAATTGATGGTCTTGATAAACTTATTGAGAAACTTGGTAAACTTCCAATTGAAATAGAAAAAGAAGTTGCCAATGAAGTAAATGCGTCTGCGTTAACTATTCAAAGTAAAGCTAAAAGAGATTGTCGTGTTGATTTTGGTACATTAAGAAATTCAATACAATTAGAAAGCATATTTAAGGATAAACGCATTATTTATACTGTTGGAAGTCATTTAAAATACGCTCCTTATGTTGAATTTGGAACAGGTGGGTTAGTTAATGTACCTTCAGGATATGAGGACTTTGCTATGCAATTTAAAGGCAAAGGCATAAGGCAAGTAAATTTAAGAGCAAGACCTTTTTTAATACCAGCATTTGAAAGTGAAATACCTAATTTGCGTAAAAACATACAAAACGTAATAAAAGATGTTAAATCCTAATATAGAAATAAAAAAATGGTTTTTTACCAATTTGGGAACGGCAACAGGATTGCCTGTTTATGATGGGTTAGCACCTGATAATGCTCCTAGCGAATATATTATTATGGATGGCAGAACATCAACTCAAAATCAAGGAAAGATAAGTTATACTAACGGAGTTTCTATTGATGTTGACATTGTTGTAAAAAATGCTAACTTTGGCTATAAACGAGCCGAGACTATAAGCGATTTAGTTTTGACTGCAATCAATTCGCAAACGACAATAACTTTAAGCAATGGATTTTATGCTTC